AACGCAAAGGTAAAAGGTTGACCTACAAAACGCATGGTAAATAATGAGGTATCCGACCAAACATAAATTGTATTTCTACCTAACTTAGCTCCTATGATCCGTGATCCGGCAGCCAGTCTTTGTGTACCAGCTGTATTGGTTGCTGTAGGCGTCCAAGTACTTAATGACTCTTGAGACGAGAATCTTATAAACATATCGTCCTGTGTATCGGTATTACCAATTGTCGTTTCTGTTCCAAATAAAACTAAGTGACGATCGGGTGTTGATACAATCATATCCCTAGATGCAGTTGGTGCACCAGATATAATAGTGGCTCTTGTTGCTGTTGCATTAGTTGCATCTGAATCCCATTCAAAAACAGATCCATTACAAATTAAAGCAACTAACGTTGTACCTAAATTATCTAAAGACCATAAACCAGGTTCTGCAACTTTATCTGTGGATGCTGCTGCTTGACCCCATGCAGCATAGTCACTAAAGTTTGTAACAGTTGCGCCATCCGAATGAGCAGCCCTAGTTGTTCCTCTAACTGCTCTAGTAATTCCTGTTAAAGTTGTGCTTCCTGAAACTCCTGTATAAGAAATTTCCTCTGTGCCAACTTGAATATAATTTGTTCCTGTTGTTGGAAATCCTGTAATAGAATCTAAAACAATACTTGTTCCTGATCCACCAGTTCCATAAGCATCGTCTCCTAAAGCTCCGTTTAAAGTATTAGTTTGAGGGTTGGTTACTGTACCACCAAATTGAGATATACCCCATCCATAAACTCCAACTTGTTCAGCTGGACCTACGTGGTAGTATCTATAATAAGTTATGCCTCCAGAAGTTGTGGCTCCTGAGTCAGTTTCAGTAGCTCCCGCATTAATAGTAATAGTTGTATTAGTAGGTGCAGATAACACCATAAATTTTTTATCGCAAAAAGTATTAGCATCAAAAACCGAATCAGTAATAGCACTAAAAGTAGAGCTATCACCAAATAAAATTATATCTCCCGCAACCATACCATGAGCGGAACTAAAAGTTATTGTAACAGTTGTATCTCCATTAGTAGTAGTAAATGCACTGGTAATTGCTGTACCTGATGGATTAACTAAAGGGTGAATGTCATAATAAACTCCTCCAGAATAAACATATAAAATTCTATTAGTACCTAAGATAGAGTACTTAACACCATCTTTATTAACCATTTGATGAATTGCACGTGTAGGACCTGTTAATTTTTTGTCTCCAAGCGAAGCCCATCCACCTACTTTTTCAGGTGTACCATATCTAAAACGAACGTTTTCTCCACCCGTCCACATGGCTTCTGCTCCTGTAGGAGTAAGTTGTTTATTAAATCCGGGTAAAAATCCTATCTTTTGTAGCATAAGAATCCATTATATAAGGTTTTATAAATTTTGGTAGTATTATATTCCACTCTAGTTTCAACACTAACTCCTCTAAATTTACCTCTTTTAACTTATTCTTTTTTAAATATTTATGAAGTTCTTCAGTTTCAACAACAATAAATTGATTATCTTTTTCAAATACAATTTTGTCAGCTTTGGTTTTAAAATAACCTTTTTTTAAATCATTTTTCATAGGTCTTGTATCAAATTTAAATCTTTGATTACTATGATCTTTGATTATCCCTTCTATATCCCATAGCTCTGTTTTCTTTTGAAGATCTGTAGCGTGTGTGATATTGATCAATTTTTTACAAAAATTGGTCATTAGAGTGTGGTAGATTTATCTGGCTACCCAAGCGGAGCCATTCCAATCATAAATTGTCTGAGGGTCATTTACATCGTCTGATTTGGTTGCAATCCAACCCAAAGTATTGTCTGAATTATAAGTATCCTCATCCCAACGATAGTAATAGTGAACATCTCCCTCAGATGTAATTGAAGGAGTTTCTACTGGTGCTCTCCAATCATCTTCGTTGTTTAAATACCAAGAGGCGTAAGGTTGTTCTACTAGAAATTTGTCTTTGGTTGGATGATATTGATTACCAATCCCTGCAAATCTTTTTCTAAAATTACTGTTGTAAGAAGTTTGTTTCCAAGTCCCACCAAAAAAATTTTGACACCATGTTTCTCCATCAACATGCATATCATTTTCACCTAAAGGGCCAGCGGCTGTTTCTATATCATTTCCAACTACAACTACTCTTTTTACTATTAGCTGCGTGTCTGATGTAAATCCTGAAGGATCTACCATTGATTCTAATTCTGCAAAATGTGCCATATGTCTCCTAAATTGTAGTAATAGTTTTTTTAATTTAAAAAGTCAATATTTATTTAACGGTATAACCTTTATACCATGCAGGTAAACCTAAAAAAGGACGGGTATCAAATTCATTCTTTTTAGCTTTTTTGGAATTAGCTTTATTATAATGAAGAAATACTTGACCACAATCAGTACCCTGAAACTCTTCTCTCCAATGTTCAAGATCATATCCAGAATATATAAGCATATCTCCAGGCTTAAGATCAACTTTAATACCAGCTTGCCCTTCTCCTCCTGTTGGGTCTAAATATATAGGCCATTCATCTCCCCCTAAATTTAAAGTAGCAGATACCTCACATGAATATCTATCTTTATGTCTATGCAAAACATCTCCTTTTTTATAGATCCGTGCATAAGTATAAGTAGGAGAAAGTTTAAAACCTATATGTTTTTCTATAGTAGGTTTTACTTTCTCTAACAAAGTTTCCATTACTATGTCTGCATAATGTGAATAAGTGTTAGAAAATTGAGGATCAACCCATACACCAAAATATTGTGTAAATGGAGAAATATATCTTTGATCAAATAAAAATTTAGCTACTCTTCTTTTATTTAAAAAATAAGAATAAGCAAAATCAGCTATTTCTTTACTAATTGATTTTTTTAAAACACTATATTTCTTTTTTTTAAATGACATTTAATTTTCCTTTGTTGTATGTTTTTTATATTCTTCTAAAAATGTTGTTGGAACAGCCTGACAATTCCAATGTATGAATCTAAAGGGTTCATATCCCATGTCAACACTATATTGATGAGGCAAATAAGAAGGAAAAAAAATCATTGTTCCAGGTTTTACTTTATAGTGTATTTTAGAACTAGCATAAGTTATCTGGTTAGTATCTTTTTCAGGCAATAAATTCATAATATTACCTTGTCTAGGATCTTCAAAAGTAGGCATGGAAGTTTTTTCACTTGCTTTTAAAAAATAAAAACCAGATATGTGTCCATTCCAATGTGTGTGTAAATCATGATGACCACCACCATTTTTAGCAAATTCTTGAACCCATAATTCACTTACAAAAACAGTATGATCTTTTAAATCAAAACCCATTTCTTCCAATAGATTATAAGCCGTTGCTCCTACATATTGCTGTAATTCTGCAAACTTAGGGTCTCCAATTAAAGTAGTTGAATGAAAAACATTTCCCATATCTCCTTTATTACCAAACTCTTTATTTCTCTTATCAATAGTTTTTTTTAAATTTTTCTTTGCAATTTTAATATAAGGATCTGAAGCTTTGTTTAAAGTTTTTACCAAACTAGGATGATGCTCTGTCCATATAGGACATTGAAAAAAATCAGTTCTAGATAATTTTAAAGGGAAATTTTTCATCTGTAAGGCAATCCTAAATTCCATACTACTAAACTATATCTTGATCCACTTTTAACAGGACAAACTCTGTGCCAAACAAAACTAGGGAAAACTACTAAAGAACCTTTAGACGACATCTCTTTACATTTTTCAAACTTGTTTTTTTTATCTGGATCAGTCTCTTTAAAATCAAATTCTAATTCACCGCCTGTATAATCCTTGCCTTCTTCGGATAAAGAAAGTGTTACTGAAAGTTTTCTAATCTTACCATCAGTAGGACGATTAGGGTGATTATAGGGCTCAGTCATAGCATCATAATGCCAATCATAATATTGTCCTTTATCATATTTAGTGAATTGACATGATTCGGACCAACCCCACTCATAATTCCAACCAGCACTTCTATTAGCTTGATTTACAAAATGATGTATTTCATTATAAATCCATCTATCGTTTAACCAAACTATGTTAGAATCTCTTTTCTTTTTTAAATCTTTAATTTGAGATTGATTTAATTTTTTTGGATTCCCATAAGCGCCAGTAGTTGCCATTTGATCTTGTAAAGATTTTCCATATTTTATAATGTCGTCACAGATTCTAGGTGAAACTGCTCCTGGAAAACACCAATAATAATTTTTTAAAATCATGTCTTTATAAGACACATATAATATAAATTAATATTAAAGTAAATATAAATTATTCTGTAGTTGAATATGTTCCCGATACAGTAAATCTTGCTATAATATTTCCATCGGGTGCAGTGCTTACTGTATTTGTACCTGGAGTTACTGTGACTTTACAAGCTGCACATGCGGGTGCTCTTATTACTACAACACCTGATCCGCCAGTTCCTGCACAAGGTGTCGCTTGACCACCTCCGCCACCACCACCGGTATTAGCTGTTCCATCTTGTGCACCAGGGCCGCCATTTCCGCCGCCTCCAGCTCCGCCGCATCCTTTTCTTTCACATCCACCACCGTCGCCGCCGCTTCCGCCGCCGCCTCCAGCGTATGCTACAGGTGATCCTGTAATACAAGTTGTTGCTCCAGCACCACCAGGACCAGATTGTCCGGGATTGCCTCCAGTTCCACCAGTTGCAGTTGCGCCTCCGCCTCCGCCGCCTCCGGCGTGAGTACCAGGAGGTCCACCACCATTTCCTGCATTATTTCCTTCACTTGGACTATAACCTCCAGCATTTCCAGATCCGCCAGGTGCTCCCGTTGGTATTTGAGAACCACCGCCTCCAGATCCGCCTGGTCCGCCAGGAGTATAAGGTCCACCTTGTGTTGGAGTATTGTGACCTCCACCGCCATAACCACCACCAGTAGCAGATATAGTTCCTCCATTGTAAGCCATGCTTGAAGCACTACCAGCACTACCTTTTGTAGTTTGTGGTGCAGATATAGCTCCTCCTGCTCCTATTGTTATTGAATAAGGGGTTCCTACTGTAATCGGGACTGATGAACATGCAGCTGCTTTTGGAGAAGCAGTATAAATTCCAGGAGTTTGACCTTCTCTAAATCCTCCAGCTCCGCCACCGCCTGTGCCAGCGTTAATGCCGCCACCGCCACCGCCGCCTCCAGCTACTACTATGTAAGAAGCATTGAAGGGTTCTAATTTTTTTGCTCCACCAGCTCCAAATCCTAATACTTGATAACCAAAACCTTTAATTTTTGGTTTAGTATTTTTATTTTTTTTAGATCCTTTGCCTATTTGATTAAAGTGATTAAGTTTATAATCCTTCATTAATTACTCCTTATGCGTCGTTAGCTAAGTCCGTAGTAAAGAATAATCTAATTCCTAATACTCTTGCATCTCCTGTAAAAGTATCACTACCATCAGCTGCATCTCTATATAATTGAAAATATGTTTGTTCTCCATCACCAGCTGCTGCAATTGTTACTGCGCCACTTTCTGAAGTAATTTGTTGGTCTTCAACTGTTCCTATACCTGCGTCTGTAACTTCTGCTGCTGTTCCATAAGCAACGTCAATAGTATCACTATCTCCACAAGATACTCCTTGTA